AAATGTAATTACAAATGGATTAGATGAGATTGATAGTGATTTGGCTGATGTAATTGGGTTCCCGTCTGGCATTGTTGAGCCGGCCGTTAATGCAACTTCACCTTGAATATTTAATGTATTTGTTGCTGCAGTCCAAGATAATTTATCTTTCAAACTAAAGTTTCCAGAAGAATCAACATAGAAAGGTGTAGTGGAAGAGGTAAACTGTCCTGTTCCTACAGACATACTAGTAGGACCAACATTAATTGCTCCAATGGAACCATATGTAGCTACTATTCCACCTTTTAAGAAGGCATTGTCAGTATATAAACCATAACCACTAACGGCTTGGCCATTTATTGTATCTGATACTCCAGATAGATCTCCTAGTCTAGCTTTATGAGACATATCAAATACACCACTTCCTGTTCTTTCAACTATATCCATATATGGTGTTGTTGTATCACTTGGATTTGCATTTAGTCTAATATATCCTGTACCGACGATCCCGGTTGAAACTATAACTTGTGAACCTGTATAAGTTTGTGCAGCTGATACTAGGTCTCCTAATGAACTTGTATGAGCTGCATTAACATATCCTCTTGTAACATAAAGTTTTCCGGACAAGTCTATATCGCTACTTGGATTATTACGAGATGATGAATGTACAAACATATATTCAGTTGCAAATCCAGTAGAATGTACTTTTTTAGCTGCTAGAATTTCTCCGTGGCCACCATAACTACCAGTAAATCCTGACACATTAGCTACTGACATTGTCGTGTCTGTTGCTGAATAATGGCCATATGGATTCTCTGTTGAGCCAGTTAAAGTAGTTGAATTTGCAATATATAATTGGCCACCTACTGCATTAACTGTTTCTTTTTCAAATACTGCGGTTGATAATGTACCTCTTATTCTTGCATTTTCAACTTCTAAAAATCCGCCTGAGGCTGCGTTTAGTGTCCATCCTTGCACATTAGATATGTAATCAGATGTTCGTATTGTTCCTTCTTTCTTAAGAACTAAATTTCCGCCAGTTAGTGTTGTATCATCAAATATCCAACCTCCAATTTGATTTGTCGAACCTAATTGGAATAGTGCATTAGAATCATTATATCCTTCTATGCCCCAGTCATTAGTTCCCGTATATTTCATCTTAACATAATTGGTTGCGGATTTCTTAACATGTATTTCTGGTGTAGTAGCTCCATCTAATTTTATGCCTGTACTAGTATCGAAGTTAGTACTTTTTAATGTATCTCCGGAGATTTTCCATGATGCAATATTTCCACCAGTAAATGATACTTGGGAGCCTGTTATATTACCTCCTGCACTTACTTTAAATCTAGATGATGATATAAATGAGACAGGAGATGTCTCGTCGCTTGATGCTGAAATTTGCCAATATGGACTATATGCTAATGATGCACTTCCTATAGATGCACCACCAATTTCACCCGCGGTTGCAAAAATAGTACCTTGCATTATTACATCACCATTTTCATCTAGATGAAAATTACTAGATGTTATTTCTATATTTCCATTTGATCCACAAACATATGCACTGTCGCCACCTAAAAAGAAAGTATCTGTATGCATATCTATAGATGCTGGATTGGTTCTAAATCTAAAATAACTTGATGAATCATTTAAAAGTTCTAATCCAACTCCTTTATAATCATCTGGTGAATTTGGTAGTACGGAACCTGAGAATATCATAAATCCTCCAGGTTTATCTGTACGTGACGCCGACGTAAATCCTTCGTAGCCAACGGATCTTATATATGCAGAACTTTGGCCAGCTATTTCTACGCCAGAGCCTACTACGTTGCCAACAAATACTGAGCCGGTAATTAAATTTCCTGCTCCATCTATATATGTATTTTCACCGGTGAATGTAACTGGATATGCTATTGCTTCTGCTTCTGCAGGCGTTCCAGTGTAGTCATAGAAATTAAATTTAAATGCTAATGGTGTTTTTAAGAAAGCAGTTGGTATTCGAATATTTTGTCTTACATAATTAGGAGAATATCCTGTTTCTTGATGTGTCCATAAATTTACACGTGCTACTGACCAATCTCCTCTTCGTACTACAAAAAATATGTCTGCATCAAAAGTATCATTAGCACGAAATGTTGCCTGTACGTTTGAAGCTAAACTACCTGATGGGTCTAATTCGAATGTTGAGATACGTGTTCCAAATTTACCATTAAATTCCTCAAAATCATCTCCTTGTGGATATTGTTGAGCATTGAATGGATTGGCTCTCCATTGATTCAATTCCATTCCTGGTATTACTCCGTTTATTGAACCTGAGACATATATGTCTAATCTAGGTACTGGGAATGTGGTATCTGTACTTATGGTATTATCTGTTACATACGCTTTTAAATCAAATATATATTTTGTATCTTTTGTTAATGAGACTTTATAATCTGATTTTAAATGCATTCCAGAATACCGCGCTGTTGTTGTATCAAAGTCTGTTGCTGGGGTTAATTTTATACCACTCATCAATACGTCAGGTTCAAATGTTGCGGTTGCAACATTTTCATCAGCTATCGGAAAATCGGTTGTTGTCCAATAATTATTAAAATCTATTAAACTAGTGAAAAATCCTATTCTATTATAATCTACTCCTGTACTTGCTACTGCTTCAAATGCTTCTTGATCAATTAATAATTGTGTTTTTTCTAGAACTGTATCTCCTAAATCAATATATTCTCCAAACATTCCGCCTGGTTTATATTGAGTTTTCATTTTATATACATCACCTGTTGCGGGCTCTATATTAGATACTATTACTTCTGCAAATGATTGTGAAGCTTCTGTTATAACAGTAACAAATGGTTCTATATGACTAGATGTAAAATTAGCAGTTGCTGATATACTGTCAATAGCTCCTTGTCCATCTGTTGTAGAGGGATCTGCTTTAACTGATATTCTAAATTCTCCATTGCCAGCATTGTCAGTACTATTTTTTAATCCCGATAAATACTGTACTCTACATTTAGTTGCAGATTCTACTTCTGCAATTTGAAATACATAACTTCCAGACAATGTATGTATTCCTGTTAAGCTCATTGGTGCTGAATACGCTGCTTGCGAAAATGGGTCTATATTAGCACCATCTGATATTAGACTATTATATGAATCTGTATCGATTTGAGGTTCTACAATTGTAACTGTTCCTCCTTCCATACTTTCTGATAATGGAAAGTTTGTAAAGGTTAGTCGAGATTCGCCTTGAAGAGATGAGTATCCTGTAAAAGTCGCGAGATTATCAGCTGATACTATTTGTGCAAACATGCCCGCGGGACTTCCAAATGGAGGATCTAACGTGCCTGGCGAATTAGCTCCTTGTCCGTAAGTAGTACTTTGTCCTGTACTGTTGTTGGAGCCTGCGACGCCTGAATTTACGCTTAAACCGAAATTAGAGGTATAACCTGTGCCACCTCCTGTAATAGTTATTGGTGATAATGTTACTGTAGATGCCGAACCTGATTTTGTTAATCGTATGTTCTCCATATTTACTGGCTTCAAATATGGTTGTATTATTTCTTTTATTTGTATAGAAGGAGACCCTAAATGTATAATTTCGGTACTATTTTTTTCATATGGTGATACTGGTAATGAACGTGACCAAATCACATTTGGAGTATTTATATATTCAGTACTATTTACGTTTCTGCTATATGGTACAATACGGCCAGTTTCATTATTAACTAGAGCTCGTCCTGCTAAATAAATTGTTGCTGGACCAGGTGGTGTGTCTTTATAAATCCAAATTGCAATTACTCTGGCACTATCTTTTTGTATATATTTTAATGGTTCGTAATATATTGGATCACCATTGGAATCTAATACTTCTATATGTATATCTGAATTAGCTACTAAATTTCTAGGATGTGCCTTTATTTTTATTAAATTCTTTCCCGCGGTAAGCTTTTGTGGGAATTCCATAATACCAAAATAATCTTCTGATATTAAGTTTTTGTCACGTATAGTATATAATAACTCACGTAATCCTACATAACTAACAATATTTTCTATTGATGGATCGTTATAAACTGGCAATGCATATCTCCTTAATTTGAATCTACCTTATTATCGGATGCAGCTAACGTTCTTATTTGATTTTTATCGATCTTGGTCAAATAAGATTGTTAATCCGATAACTCATTAATTTAATATAAATATCAATCGAAATGAATTTCGGAGTAGCCATTTACTTTTTTGATTTCGATTAGTTTATCAACAATATCACGCATTGCGTCAATATGAGATATACACATAATAAAACCAAATTGTGATTTTAAATAATCGAATAACATATGCATTGAATTAAGATTATCTGAATCTAGAACGCCGAACCCTTCATCGATTGCAAGGAAGTTTGGTCTTGGAAGATTTGATACGTTTATTAAAGAAGTTCTAATTGCTAACGATGAAATAAATTTCTCCATACCTGATGTTAATTCTAATGGCCAATAATTATCATCATCATATACAATATATGCATTTATATTCTTACCATCTGTTTGTAATATCATAGTGAATTCAACAATTTGATTAAGGATATTATTTATTTCAGATTCTATTTGTGGTAATGCCTTTGATATTAAATGATATGGGACTCCGTTTCGTTGTACTGCCTTCTGATAATATTCGTATCCTTGATATTGTTGTTCTAATTCTTTTAACCTATTAATACCATCTTGGGCGTCTTGTCTTGTTTTTTCTGCCATTTTTAATTTACCTGACAGAGTTAATAATTTTGAATCCAATTGTCTTAATTCTGTATTAACAGTTGTTATTTCGTCTCTGATTTCATAAATTTCAGAATTTTTAATTTTATTGAATTCTATGTTATTTTTTTGCTTTAATGACTTCTTATATAATGAATTTATTTCTGTTCTTTTTGTACGTAACGATTTAATACCCCATTTTGTTGTTTCTAAATGATGTTCTTGTGAAACTAGTTTATTTTCATTTTGAGATAATATTTGTTTTATTTCTTCTAAAGCTTTTAATTTCTTTTCTGGTTTTTGATTTATTTCTATATCATCTATTCTTCCACCAATATCATCTATATCAAATGTAATTACCTGTTCTTCATCAATTAATTTAGGTAATAAATCTGCAACTTGTTTTGTTTCATACAACCAAGGATTGGCCATACAAAATTTACATTCGGGGTCCCATTCATGTTTATCTAATTTTGAAACCATTTTTTGTGCGTGTTCTATTTTAAGACGCTTTACTTTTAAATTATTATGTAATTTAATTACGTCTGCTTTATAATTTTTTAATTCTAAAATTTGATCTTTTAAAAAATCTTCATCAACATTATTTATTTTTTGTTGAATTTCTTTAATTAACTTTTTCTGGTTTTTGATTAATTCTTTTTGTCCTTCTCTTCCTTCAATTCCTTTTGTAACTTCATCATCACAGCCTTTTAAATTTAATACGTAAATCTCTGGTTCATTTAATGTATCATCAACTTTCTTTAGTTCTTTTGTCATCGTAAAAATGATATCATTAAGATTTGTTTTCATTTCTTCATGTTCAGATTTATCTACTTTCATTTGTTCATATGATCCAGTATATTGAGTTATGATTTCATTTGTATATACTAAATCAGTTGAAAAATCTTTTCTTTTATATTCTCTAATTAGAGCTGCTGTTTCTCTAATTTCTTCATGTCCAACTAAATATTGTTGTTCAAAAATATCAATATCTAAAAATTGTGATAATAAATCTTTTCTTTCTCTTTGAGTTTTATCAATAAATCCTGTATTGTTATTTTGTAATGATAATGCTGTTAAAACAAAATCTTCATAAGAGCCCAAATATTGTCTTATACTTTTATTTGTAGAATCTCTCTGGTCTCCGTTTAAATTTTCTTCGTTGCCACCTTTATCTACTCTCCAAAAATTTACATCAACTTTAACGTGGCCTCTATTATTTTTCTTTCCTACTCTTTTAATAAAATAAGTATACTTTCCTAATTCAAATTCAAATTTACAATTAAATCTAGATTTCTTATTATTTAATACATGAACTGCTTTTTTGGTTCTAGAACATCTATCAAAACAACAAAATGCTAATGCATCTAATAATGTTGATTTACCAGCTGCATTTGGGGCGAATAATCCATAACTGCCTATCATATTGGTAAAGTCTATTTTATTATCTTCTCCATAACTAAACATATTTGAAAATTCAAACTTTTTAGGAGTCCAAGTTATATTTCTTGTTAATGTATTTGCTGGTAATTTGGAATGAACAATTCTATTAATATGTCTTATAGTATCTAATAAGTTATCATCGAGTGCAAATGTATCTGATAAGTATTCTGTAATAATATTATTTTGCCATTCTACATCGCGTACATTTCCAAAATTAATTTTATTTTTTGCATCTGCAGAATTTAACGCATTTATTTTTTGAAGTGAAATATCTTGTACATTATATTTTGATTTAATTTCTGCAATTAATTGTTTTAACGTACCAGAGTCTGTGTCTTTTATTTTTAACCGTAATCTTGGCTTTTTTGGAACTTTAGTATTTGGATTAATGATTTTTCCATTATCTATTTCAAATGTATAATATCCATAATCATTTACAATTTCGACGAATTCGGATTTTTTAGTTTTTAAATCCCATACCATGATGCCATGTCCTAATTTTTCGCCGTGATTTTGTTGTATTAAAGAACCGGGATACGCAATTGTTTTTTCTTCATCTAGATATTGTAACTTATGAATATCTCCTAATAATACTAAATCATGTCCTCTAAATAAATCTGTTGTAACATGAGTGTTACTTAATGTAAATCCTGCATCTGTTGATGCATTGTGGACCGACCCATGATGGAGTGCAATCTTGTAATCACCGACAAACTCATCTGCTTTTATATACTCTACAGGCTTATTATAGACTGATAATACATTAAAGTGTACACCGGCTATACAATATATACCATTGTCTTTAAGATAATGTAAGTTTGGATGATTTAAGGTCTTAACTACCGGACTTAAGGCGTCTAGTCTGTAACTGTTATTTAAATTTGTATCATGATTTCCTGTAATTACAATTGTTGGGGCTATGTCTGCTAGATTTTTGAAAAATTCTGACACCATATTTATCAATTCTGGTGACATATCTGTTTTTGCGTGGACAATATCTCCGGCGACGTATATTAAAGAATTTGGCGTTTTTGTTTTTTTAATATATGAATATAATCGTTTGAATACTGCTCTATATTCTTTATGTCGTTTTACATTACGAATGTGTACATCTGCAATATGATATATTTTATCAATTGATTCTAATGCTGTTTCTATAATGTGCATAATATCGTCTGTTCCATTAAATATTCTTGAGTCATACATGGTGTATGTTTTAAAACTTCTTTTGTTTTTTCAAATCCTAATTCATTAGGGTCTTTACTTGTTAAATCTATAAAATAGACATTTAATCCATTATTCATAAAGTAAGCTGCAGCTTCTAATGCTTGTTTTTTTGCATCCTGATCTAAACATATATAAATTTCTTTTACTCCTTTTTCTACAATTCGTTTTTTTAGAGTATCTGAAATGGTTTTGCCGAATAATGGAATTACATTTCTTTTGATAGTAATTGCATCAAATGCTCCTTCAACTAAAATAATTGGTAAATTCCAATTTATATGTAATTCGAATCCTATTATATCTTTTGAAGTAGGAGGATTCTTATGTTTGAATTTATCTTCTTCGTAATATGCTCTTGCTACAAAATAATTTAAACTTCCGTTTGCATCATAACTCGGAATAATTATTTTTCCTGAATATAATCCTTTCCTGCAATATCCTATTCGATATCTTAAGATATCATGAATTCCAATACCTCTTCCTTTAAGGTAATAAATTGCATTTCTATATTCTGGTGATGTCTTATCTAGTTTCCATAGTGGCCTAAAATTTTCTGGTAATTGTAATACTGGTGTATCTGTTGTTGTGCGTTTTGGTTTATATTCTACTTCATCTAAAATCGATATTAATTTGGAGATTTTAATACGTTCAACATTAAGTTTACGAAATAATGTGACTATTTTTCGTCCAGCTATATTACATACCCAACAATGCCAATGTTGAGATATTGTATTTACTTCCAATTTCTTCTTATAATGGTGACAAAATGGACAATAATATGCTATGTTATTATTATTTGTAGATCTGCCATTACCTAATACAGAATCTATTAAAGTACGTAATTTAAAGTTTTTCATTTAATCTAATATAAAGAAAATATATCAAATAACCTAATTTTTTTCAGAAAACCAAGAAGTTGGTATTTCTTTTTCTGCCCATTTAATATCATGTTTATCACAGAACATTCCATATGTAGTTTTAGAACCTTTACGTATTTTTGTATTGCCTGACATAAATACTATTCTTATATCTAATTCTGGATGTTGTTTTTTAATAAGTAAATGTTTTTTTCTATCTTCTATAACCCATCTACCTTTTGTTTCAACTAATATTCCATTTGGTAATGTAAAATCGATTGTGTATGTGTGATTGGTTTGTGGTCTGATATAATCAATAACCGTTGTTTCATATCCGAATTTAATTTTATTTTCTTTTAATTGGTCTGAAACTTTATGTTCAAATCCGCTTCTATAACCATGTTTTATTGCATTTGCACGCAATTTGGATTTTGATCTCCATGCCATTTATAACCTTTCTTTTATATAAATATCTAATAATCCCACCTTACAATGAAATTTGTATCAATATCATCTCGTTTTTGTATAGGCTGTGATAATTTTCCTACTGCCAATAATTGTGACTTATCATTATATAATCCTATTGTAGTTACATATGGATAAATTGAACCTGAAATAAAATCTGGTAATATCATTTCTCCTGGCCCGTTTTGTGTAATATAATCTTGTGTCGTTACTTGTCCATCCGGGGGTTTATATGTTGCGCTTGGGTTCATTGAAACATTACATGTATCTTTTGGAACACGTACTAAGCATTCGTTTTCATAAATTGTATGAACACCTTTATATCCAATAGTAAATGAGCCTACTAATGCTCCTTCATATTTAGGTATTGGAGATGATATTACAATATGTCCGTTTTTGTAGAATATATTTCCTGCGACGCTAGTTTGATATATTCCACAGGAAGTATAATCTGCATTTGCTAATGATGTAATTTGGTTTGAGCCTAGTCCATATTTATAGTATCTTATTTCAGCCATACTTCCAGAATATCTCGCAAATGCTGAATTTGGTTGTTTTGTGCCAAAC